TATAGATTATTCCAAGCAGTCATCGAGCTCCATGCCCATTGCGCTGTGAGGTAAATTGTAAATGTCAACAGCACTCCCATGATTGGGCCATCCATTGTCGGCTTGTATTCGGAGTACTCAGTGCGAGGCTTGATGATTATCTTGGCTTCTGGCTTAGGAGCAAGCAAGAATGCAGATGTACTCGGCTTGATGGTATCGCTTGCGTAGGTTTGTTGCATCGGTTGTGGCTCTGGCATTGGCTCATCGGCAGGCAACTCGTAAGTTTGCCCCCATTGATTAGTGCAATAGTGCTTGCCAAAGATAGTGAATTTCTCCATCGATTGGTAAACGATCTGCGGCTCGATGTGAATTGTGTGATGATGCGTATGGACTTTACAGCCAAGACCTACCACGCAACCATCATCGATTGTAGTAAATGTTGAGTCTCTTCCGTCATCCATTGTCATTTGCTTTAGGTATATATCCTGCGGCCACCATAGCTGCAACGATGGCTGCAAGTGTCTCCGTTGATATCTGCTTAAAGATAAGTGCGAAGACGCTTGAGAGTATTACCAACGAGCCAATGGTTGGCCTCCAGTACTTAACGATTATATCAAGCACTTGCCTTGGTTTGCTGACTCTCCTTGCGGCCATAGTAATTAAGAAACGATTGGAGTGAAATATAGTTGCGCCTCTTTCTTGCGTCTTCTTACAAGCCCTGTTGAAACCTCGCCGCCTGCTCTGTTCCACTTGAGGAACTCAGCTGCAATCTTCGGGTCGTTAGGATTGGCTTTGATGAACCTTAGCAGCTGCGACTTGGCAAGGTTTGCTGCGCCAAGGTTATAGCAGAAACTTACAAGCGCATCGAACTGATTAGCGTTCACAGCCGTGCCGTTTAGCAGTCCTGTCACGCTGCCTTCAAACTCCTTAAGGTGATCCTTGAGAAGTTGATTCGCCTGGTCTCGAGTGATAGTCTGCCCGAGCTTCACCTTGCTGCCGTCATGGTAGAAAGTCGCACCATAGCCAATGGTCGGCACTCCTGCTGAGCATAGGTAGCTAGTCAGTCGTAAGCCCTCAAACTCCTGTATGAGTCTGATGCCGTTATCAGACGATTTCATATTGGAATTGGATTGCTACGTATTGTAATAATGCACTTGGTGTAGCTACTACAATATCAACAATGCAAGTATTGTTTGTTGTTTCTCCACCGATTGAAACTTGAACAATTTCACTTAAAGGTGAACCACCAAAACTATATTGCATCAATCCAAAACATTGCTTTTGACTTGTTAAATTAGATGCTACTGGTAGAGATATCTCAAATGTACCAGTTACTTCTCCAGTATCTAATTGAATCTCCAATTGAGCCGAGCAAGTTGCAACATTTCCCACTCGTATAAATGTTGCAGAATTAGGTTGCACAATTATGCCATTCACCTCTCCGCTGATTGTAGGTGTATAGCTGCCACTTGAAAACATATTGCCCACTTCAATTTGCTTGGATGTTCCTTGTGGGGATTGGGATGTGTCGCTAACGTCCACGATGTATAATAAATCTGCATCAACTGCCGTAGTCAATGTTCCTAAGTCTGTAATTTTTACTCCTGCCATGATATTAGTTGTTTAAGATGTAGTTAACTGCTTTGGTTGAGTTGGTAAACTTGATGCCATTAAATGTGAACTGATTGACGTTGATGAGGAAGGTGCCGACATTAGTACCAAGATGCAAGGTATTATCATCAACCACTTCACAAAGTTCAACATTGGATGCGATAGCACCAAGTACGGATGTGTAGAAGGTAATATATCCACCTTCAAGAGTTATGTCTATCATTTTTTCTCAATTAAGTATCCAGTGAGTAATGTTGTTTCTGCTGCGACACCTTGTTGCGCTGCAAAGATAATGTATTGATTTATTGTCCAGTCAATACTTGAATTTGAGAAAGCAGTACCAGTACCACTATCAATGTAGAATGATGATGCGTTACCGAATGTCTCGGTATTAGTTGATGACTTGATGAATAGATTTCTTTCCATTTGTGCGTATAAACCGACTAACCCATAAGTACCAATTAGCAATGGAGTGCCTGATAAGTTATTTGTTGAATTAACATAAAATCGAATTGTCGAATTAACAAGTGCAGTAGACTTCTTATATCTTGCCAATATCTTAATAATGTCACCGACTGCAAACGAATTAGCAGCAATCAACTGACTACCTACCAACTGATTTGTGACACCAGTTATTGTAGCAGTATCAGTTGTTGACTTATATGTTGTCGTTATGTCACCGCTACCAAGCAATGATACTGAGTTAATGGTTTTGATATTAGTACCACTAACTAATGCTGCTTGTTTAGCATTCCAAGTAGTAGCACTTGCAATACGTGCATCTGCCAAAGTACCAGTCCATCCAAGAGTTAATGATGTTGCTGCAAGTAATGACGTTGTAGGTGAACCACCTAATGTCAGAGTCACATTGGTATCATCGGTCTTAGTTAATGATGCTGGAGTTATCGCATTCTGCTTAGCTGCAAAGGTTGTAAAGTCTGTTGCAGCAAGATAGCCATCCACTGAAGCCGTTGCTTTAGCAATTGACAATGTACGATTTGCAGTCAAGTCACCTCCGCCACTTAATGGTGCAGTAGTACCAATGCTGCGTGATGTTGCAACTTTTCCATTAAATGTACTCCAATCCGCTGAGCTTAGCGCACCTCTGTTGGATGCTGATGCAGTTGGTAGGTTGAATGTATGCGTTGTTCCTGCCGATGATACAACGAAATCAGTGCCCGATGTTCCTGCGATTAATGTCTGAGCTGCTCCTGTTAAACTATTGATGGCTGTGATTCCAGTACCTGCCATGATACCGCTTTGCTGAGTAACTGTTGCAATAACTGATGCAGTTGATGGAGGAGGAGAACCAGCTGCATAGTATTGAATTGTAACATGAGTGGAATTACTTGTACTCCAAACAATTTCATAGTATTCTCCTGCAACAATTGAAAGCAAATAATTCCAACCATAAACTCCATGACCTTCATTTCCTGCTCCTGCCGATTTCCTTGCAGGAACTGAAATAAATCCAGCCGATCCAACTACATCAACTCCGTTTTTGCGAATCCAAATAGTTACATCATGCTGAGCATTGTCAGTATTTTGAACTTGAACAGAGAATTGCAAGTTGTAAATACCAGTATTATCAAAAGTAATTCTAGTTAATTGACTACCATTGGTAACAACTCGCACTTGATTCTCAAGGTCGATTGTTCTGAAAATTAAAGGATAACCAACATTGCTTGATGCTGCGGTTTGTGTATTATTATCTTGCCATGCACCATAATATCCAAGAGGAGTTGGTGTTGCAGTGTTATTTAATAAGCCTGCTCCTGTCAATGTCAAGCCACTTCCAATGGTTACCTCTTCCATTATTCCAGTGCTTGCAGAATATCTTCCAACAAGCTTGTTTGTTGCCATCGATGTGCTGATAGTTCCACTTGTTGTGATAGTGCCTCCAGATATCAATCCAGTTGTTGCAACTGATGTCACAGTCCCATTTGTTAGTGTTGGGAATACTGTCGGTGCTCCAGTGCCATCCAAATAGTCGCTGCTTGTTCCTGTCGGCACATCGAACTTGCCATTGAAGGTGCTCCAATCGGTTGAGGTTAGGTATCCATCAGTGCTGCCATCTGCTTGAGTGATGCTGATGTCTGGATTTGCACCGCCGCTTGATGCGATTGGTGCAGTGCCTCCAACTGATTCCACAATGGTACTCGGTATATCTGCCGTAGTAGCAATGGTGTAATTGCCTGTTGTTTTATTAGGAAATTCTAATTGAACATTGGCATTACTAAGATTATTAACTGATAGAATACCTGCACTTGTACCATCTGATAATGTTAATTGACCACTTGTTCCAACAAACATTTCAGCGTATGCGTTAGTCACAGAATTATATGCTGATATAGTTTGTGATGAAACTTGACCAACAAAATCATTTGCACCTTGAACAATTAGGTCATTCGTTGTTGTATTGCCTACATCAGTAACATCTTGAAGATTTGAAACAGATGCTGTTACAACTGCCCAAACAGCTGCTCCGATTGTATCATCTGAACAAAGGTAAACAGTGCCATCGTCTAAGCTCCATCGAGAACCTACTACAAAGCCCTTAGAGCTGTCATCTGTTACTTGTGGAACTAATGCAAAGTTATGAGTCACATCGCGAATGGTGAATCCGTCTTGCTCCATGTAATACAATCGACCTGCTTCCCATTTAAGCTCGTAGCTTATTGAGC